TGCTCGGCTGGGCTCGCGACTTCTTCTTCCTCTTCTTTTTTGTTCATGGCGAAGGCGGCGCCTACACTCGAACTGAGACAGAGCACAGCGGCTCCTACATACATCGCCATGTTCGTTACTTTAATTAAAGAAAAAAATCGCCTTTATACTAATGGATATATGTGATGTCTGCTGTGAGAAATTCAACAAGATAAATCACAAAAAAGTTGAGTGTCCGTATTGTGATTTGAAAAGTTGTAGGTCGTGTAGCCAAAAGTATATCCTTTCGTCACATCAAGATCCACATTGCATGGGTTGTAAGACAGCATGGAATCGTGAGTTTGTAGATTCATTTTGTACCAAATATTTCAGAAATACCGAGTTACGTCGTCACCGTGAAAATGTGCTCTTCGAACGCGAAAAGGCTCTCATGCCCGAAACGCAACCCGAGGTCGAACGAATCATCAACATGCGAAGACTCCGTGAAATACTTCACTACCAAAGAGAAAGACTCATAGAATTACACAACAGACAAAGAACGAATGAGTATACACCCGAGATACATGAACTTCATCGAGAGATGGAAAACACGTATCGATACTTACAACAATTAAGGTCAAATCATCACTACGATACGGACCAACAACGGATATTTGTTCGTCAGTGTCCAAGCGAAAGTTGTAAAGGATTTCTATCTACCGAGTGGTACTGTGGACTCTGTAGTATGTACTACTGTAAAGAGTGTAACGAGTCGTTGTCCGAAGGTCACGAATGTGACCCCGAGACGGTCGAAACCATGAAACTATTGAACAAAGATAGTAAATCGTGCCCCAAATGTGGAACTGTGATTCATAAGACGGATGGGTGTGCACAGATGTGGTGTATAAACTGTCACACCGCGTTTAATTTCAATACGGGCGAAATCGATACGGGTCGTGTACACAACCCCCACTTTATAGAGTTCAAAAGGAAGAAACTCAACTCACGGGAACATGGTGATATTCCGTGTGGTGGTACACCCTCGTTCCGTGAACTTCGTGAAAAGGGGGCAACCAACGTCATCTTACAGTACGCACTCATCGTTTTACAGATGGAACGCGAACTCATATTCATGGATGATAGACCCGCGAATAATCTCAATTTTCGAATAGCTTACATGCTAAACGATGTGACAGAAGAGTATTTCAAAACCTTTCTTCAGCGTCAAGAAAAATTTAGGGACAAAATCAAGGACATTTCACACATCTACGAGATGGTGGCAAACACGGGTGGTGACTTACTCCGACAGTATCTCATTCACCCGGATAGACACGAGGAACTCGTCGATATTTTGTGTAAGCTCATGCAGTACACGAACGATGTTTTCGCCACTATACGAAAAAGGTACAACTCGGCTGTTCCTAGAAATATTAATATGTGAGTCTACAGTAGGATGATACGGATTTTGTTCCTCATCATAATTTTAGTGTACCTGTTACCTTCGTATCCCAAACCTGTCGTCATAGAAGATTTCGTGACGGAAGAGGAACGCGCACACATCATAAGCAAAGCGGAGAGTAAGTTACAAGTGTCGACGGTAGATAAAGATATGCGAGTCGATGAAAAGACGCGTAAGAGCGAAACCGCGTGGCTCAGTACGGAAGATCCCGTTGTACGAACTGTTGTAGAAAGATGTGTTGAACGCATAGATAGACCCATCGAAAACTGTGAACATCTTCAGGTGCTCCGGTACAAACCCGGTGGTCATTACATACCCCACCAAGACGCCTTCTTCGATGAAAAGAACGTACGATTATACACGTTTATCTTAGCACTCAACGATGGGTATGAAGGTGGTGAGACAGTGTTTCCAAACTTGAAAGAAAAATATAAACTCAAGGCCGGTGACGCACTTTTCTTCAATACACTCGACAATTACGGATTGGATACGTCCAAAGCTTTACATGGTGGGGAGCCCGTAAAGAATGGGGAGAAATGGATATGTAATTTATGGGTTCATAAATACCGATACGATTAAACTTCACCACGTTCGATGAGTTTCTTACGGTTCGCCATGTGAAGGTCTTGGACGAGTGCCTTGTTCTCGGCACCGTAGGGTACCGCATATCCCTCATCACAAAGCCACTTGTTCACATTCGTCCAAATACCGTCTTCGCATACCCAAACCTCTGCGAGAACGCGACCAAACTTACCTCTAGAGTCAGCCTCCGGGCATCTGAGTTCGATTTCTACATCATCCTTGTCAGATGCGACGGCCTTCATACACCACTCCTTCAGCTTCTTCTTGGAGAGAAGGCCAAACTTCTTCTCCTCCTTATCAGAGGTGCGAGACTCGGGGGTATCGATACCCAGGAGTCGGACCCTTTGCTTCGTACAGACATCGAAACCTAGGTCGATCGCTACGTCGATAGTGTCACCATCGACAACCTTCTCGAGAGCGGAGACGCGGTACTTGAAGTTACAGGGTTCAACGTTATAGGACATGCTATATCCTTTCATCGACTTAAAACTTTAATACCCTCGTATAATAAATGAGGTGCGTCGCGTATTCCTCGAACGACTCGTATAAATATCGGTTAGCGAAAACACGTGAAAATGTTCTCAACGATTTGTACGAGAGAAAAGCTGTGGAACAAAAACCAAAACGCGCGGACAATTTGAGGCTTCGTCTACGTTTCAAAGAAGCGATACAAGAAGCTCAGGATATATGCCAGGAAGAGGGTGAAAAGTCGAAAGAGTGTCACTTCGCGTGGTATGAAGTGGACGAACTTGAGGACGCCATGTCTAGATACTATCCAGATCAAAAGTGATTAACGGTGGTTCGTCTTCGTAGCCATAAAACCGTATCGTTATTCCCAGTATTTTTCTCATTTTTTGATTGAGTTCCACATTTATGAGTCGTTTCCATGTATTCAGTGTAGAATCGAAATATTCGAGACCGTCTTCACTAAATACCATTTCAAGTAATTTGGGGTTTTGTCTAAAATCATTCATGATTCGATTTACACCCGCAGGGAGTGGAAGTTTATTCTTTTCAACTGCGTCGAGTATATCAATTACGTAATAACCATGAGCATCACATATGATATTCGTTTGCATGTTCGGGAAGCACGTGATAAACGCTTCAAAATCTTGATTACTCGGAAGTGTTACAAAAACAGAGTCCTTATCGTAATCTATCTTATTTGGTTTAATCGCACATGGGTGGGTATGATACGAAACGAGGGCTGGCCAAACGAGTTCGACCGTTTTTAATTTTACTTGATCTCTATCTCTCGAGGTTACAAAACTGGGTTTACTAAAAACTGCTAAATTTTCTATAACTTTACAGTCTACGTTACCCGCATATTCCCACTTCTTCTTACACGATAAGTCACTTATATGTTTAAGGTCTTGTACAACCTTACGTGGTAGCTTGACACGTTTTCGGTTGAACATGACTGTGTGAGTGATACACACACTCATCCTATATTCATGATCACATTTTTATCTAACAATGTAATCGTACCAAGTTCGTTCCATTTGTAGTACCTAACGGATATACCGAACTGTCTACGCATAATCGGGTCTACGTATTTATTAATGGCGCGTTTCCATTTTTCCGGTGTAGTGGTGAAATATATGAGCGAACTCCAATTGACGCGTACTCTTTGAAATTCACGACCTCCCATGAGTTCATTAAAAACTCGAACCACATCATTAGGGTTTGGTTTATCCATATTCGTCTCGAGAAGATCTACGACGTAGTACCCCTGATTCTCTAATATGAGATTCGCCTGAATCGCTGGGTAATTAGATATGTACGCTCTGAAGTCGGATTCACTTGGATACGTAAAAAGGGGTGTTTCATTTTCGGGTACTGGGTGTGTATGGTACACGATGTATTGAGTCAACTCCTCTTGTGTGGGAGTCACAGAAGCTAACTGTTGATTTGTTCTCGCCGTAGGTTGATTAAACCTGACATAGTTGCGCGTATTGCTCACAGTGAAAGGAATACTACCCACGTATTCGACTCTTTGAGTCCACGTACGCGTATAAATTTCTTTGAGTCTATCGATCAAAAGTCTACTCAAGCGTACAGATACATATCGATTATTCGCGTTCGTGATCGTGCCTAGATTATAACGATTTCGTCCCACATTCAGTTTCTTGAAACTGTTCGCCAATTGGTTTAGAGTTCGGTTAACACCCCGCCTTCGTTGCTCAATAACCCTGCGTCTATTAGCGGTTTGTCTACGAGCGGTCTCAGCTCTGGACATCTTAAGATATATAGAGAAATTTTACATGAAATTATAAATGAAGATACGCATAGAGGATATGATGAAAGAAATATACGCTGAACTGGGACCGGGGTACAGTGAAAGAGTATATCACAACGCGATCGAGGTACGGTTACGAGAGCTAAAAGCCAAGTACGAATCGGAACGTATCATTCCAATTTATTATCGAGGTCATGTCATAGGTAATTTACGCGCCGATATCATTATTGACGGTCGAATTGTTCTCGAATTTAAGACCATCAAAACACTCACGGATGGGGCGGAGTTGCAGGCGCATAATTATCTTCGGTTGACTGGGTTGAGGAAGGCGTATCTGGTGAATTTTCCTCCTCATCCTGGACGGGAGGTTGAGGTTCGAAAGATCGAGCTAGGACCATCAGAGGAAGAACTCGAGTCAGAGTTCGGTAAAATTCTTGCGCATCATCGAAGTGTGACTTCGGATCGAGGACTGCCCCGGTTAACAATTCCTGAGCCAACTTTAGATGATGCCTAGCTTGCTCGAGACAGTATTTCACATGTGGGTCGGGGTGTGTGATGGTATTAAGGTGAGGGAGTACATGTGACTCCAAATCGTAGAGGGCACACAGAGCTTGTTCGTCTTCCATGGTTTGAAAAAATGAAAAATTATTTTTCTACTTAGGTTTTAAAAATTTTTTCTTAATCCAATCTCGATCATTTTTAAAA